AAATGAAGGCAATCTGGGTAGAAATAAGTGAAATCTTTCACCACACTCATACCTACGTCGTTGGTATTGGCGTAGGATTACTTGCGAAATTAAGCTACGATATATACATGAAAAGGACTCTTTCATTGATTCAGTGGGTGGCAGTCATCGCTCTCTCGGTTTTTTGTGGATATTTGACCTCACAGTATTGCATAAATGCTGGACATACTGACCTTTCTCAAATTCTGGTACCGCTTGCGACCCTGTTTGGGGAGAAATTGATCCAGTATGTGATGGAAAACCACAAAACCATCTTAAATAATCTCCTTTCGATGTTCAAACGCAAATGAGTGACGAGCCAAAAGAGAAACAACGCCTAGGCGAAAAGATCCGGAACTCGAAGTTCGGGACTTTCGTGCGTGATCGCGTGAAGCCTGTTGCTGGTGATATCCTTGAGGTCGTCGGAGACGTGACAGGTATTCAAGCGATTGAGACCGTCGGCGCTCTTATCAATGGCAAAAAGGACCAGAGTGACGAGGCTGCTAAGCTGGCTCAGGACTTTGAGCGATATAAGCTCGAGTTTACCCTTGAAATGCACCGGATTGATATGCAGACCGAGCTCGAGGCTTATAAGGCAGAGGTCGAAGATAGGGCCAGTGCAAGGACTCGCGAGAATGAATACACGGCGGCTACCGGCAAAAGAGACTGGTTGATGGCTGCGGTAGTCCTTTCGGGGCTTTTGCTGCTTATAGGAGTCGTCCTGTCGCTAATCTTCATAACAATACCGGAAGAGAACCAGCGTCTTGCAGATATGACCTTCGGGGCGATTATGAGCATTGGAGCCTCAATATTTAGCTATTATGTAGGCAGCTCCCGGAGCTCACACGTAAAAGATCAAACAATTCAAACTTTAAGCAATGCCGAGTAGAGATATCAAAGACTGTGTGCCTGTCCTCCAAGAGGTATGGGCCGAAGCATCAAAAATCTACAATGAGAAGTATCCGGAGGAGCCGTATGTCTTCATCACCTGCACGCATCGCACGAATGCAGAGCAAGCCGCTCTTTATGCGAAAGGCCGCACCAAGCCGGGTGGCATTGTTACATATATAAAAAAGGACGGCAAGCACAACAGCTACCCAGCAAAGGCATTCGATGTTGCTTTCCAAAAGAACAAAAAGTGCGATTGGAATAAGAAACACTTCATTCGTTTCGCTGAAATAGTCAAGCAGCTCACCACCGAGGTCAAATGGGGTGGTGATTGGAAACGATTCAAGGACATGCCGCACTTCGAAGTATAGTATTTAGCAGTTTTCTTTTTGATAATCAAATAGTTGTGCGATATTAGCGTCGCACGGCTAATAACTCCTGTTTTTTTCTTATTGGAGTAGCAAAAAAGTGACGCATCTTTGGCTCACAATTTTAAAACATACCCAAATGAAGTATTGTATCACAGTAGAACAACTGCAAGGCCAACCCAAGAGCCATGCGATCACCTTCTTTAACAACTACATCGACGCATACACGTCTTTTGTTAAGCGATGCGAGGAGCTCGGTTATGAATACACCGATTTGCCTCAAGGCACTGCCTTGATGAGCGCCGGAGGTATAGATACCGATTACCGCGTTGAGCTTATGCATTCCAATTTCGCATTTTTAACGAGCGAAGAAGAGGAGGTAATGTCATGAAAATAACCCTCACAAACAAGTCGACAACTTCAGTTGAGGTCTCGGCTCCTTCCTTTCGCGAAAGCAATGACGGACATAGTTACTGCGCTATTTTTGATGGCTACTACATTTTTATATACGAGTCCTACAGCGGCGACTATTCTTATATCAAGAGCCAGATAATTAAAGAGGACGAGGAAATTAATCCGATAAGTACTTTTGGTAGGGTCTTAACAGACGACGAATTTATGGATTCGACACAAGGTCGCTTCGAGGCTAAGCTGGCGAAGGTCTTCGTTGACATCACCAACTTCAGAAAGGAGGTGCAGCCATGATACTTCAAAATTATGCCGAAAGCGTGATTCGCTACGACATCGAAGCTCCGATTTTTAAAGCCAGCGGACAGCGCATTTTCATAGCGGTCTACAAGAGTCACTACGTTCGAATCCAACGCGACTATCAGACCCTCGAATGGTGCAAGATTGAGCGCTACCCGTTCGACCCGAATGAGCCGCTTCCATTTGAGCACCCGGTGCACCAGTCCTTTACTGATCGCTACCACATAATCACACCTGCTCAATTTATGGTACAGCTTGAGGGAGCAGTAATGTTTTTGCACGCGAACTATTTTAAAACTCCAATGATATGAGATATCCAATTCAAGACGTCAATATTGACGCACTTCAGAAATTCCAGCAAAGGCTCAATGCTGATCCTGCGCTGGAGTCGGTTGAGATGACTCCCGATAAGAAAGCAAGCACGGTGGTCATCAGCCACATTGAAATGACGCTCGACGAGATGTTTTTCGGGCAGTGGAAGACGGAGAACTTTAAGTGGCATATGATAGCCAACGAGGTGCAAGCATCGCTTGAGCTGGTGGTTGTGCATCCGGTTACGGGTTACGAAATAAGACGCACAGGTGCAGCCTCGGTGGTCATTATGGTCGATCGCGTACCCGAGTCGATTAAGGACGACCCTCAACTCCGAAATCAATGGGCGCTGTCGCCATCCAATAAAAAACCGAACGCAATGGACATGGCCTTTCCTAAGCTCAAGGCTGAGTGTTTAAAGAACGCAGCACAGTCTCTTGGTAAGGTCTTTGGCCGCGACCTCAACCGCAAGAACAAGGACACCTACAAGCCCTACAAAATAACCCGGAAGGATGTGCCAATTGCAAAGCTACCAGAGCACACGATGGCGCTGATCGAGCAGAGCATCCAGAAGGGAGAGGACGAGTTCGAAATCCGTCAAGCCATGGAGGAGCTGGCCGAGCTAATAAGCCCAGAACAAAAAGCACACATCGAAAATCTATTAAGCAAATCACATGAATAAATACACCGCCGACGTGCTCCAGCACGCACAAGAGATCCGTCAACAGTCCGAGGCATGGGATAAGGTTCGTCTTGGTAAATTCACGGCAAGCACCGTCCACCATCTGATGAACGACCCGAGAAGCAAAGCCGACAAAGAAGCCGGGAGGCTTTCACAAAGCGCCGACAAGTACGTCATCCAGAAAGCAATGGAAGTAATCACCGGAGAGTCGCAAGAGGACGCTTATGGCCGCGCAATCGACTGGGGAAACGAATGGGAGGAGCACGCTTTGAATGAACTCCACAAGAGGCTCGAGTTCGAGTCACGCGGTGAGGTTAGGATGGTCAAGAAGCCCTCGTTCAAACTTTTCAATGAATACAGCGGGTGCTCAGCCGATGCGATCATATACGACCGCGAGATGGACCCTTTGCTTATCGTGGAGATGAAGTGTCCCTATAACAGCGTGACCCACTTTATGCACTCCAGAGTGACCGGCGGCTTGAGCCTTATGGATATAAACGAAGACTACTACTGGCAGGTGCAAATGAACATGCTCGTCCACCAGACGACCGCCGGGTACTTCGCCAGCTATGACCCGAGACAACCGGAACACCGACGTCTTCACTATGCACGCATTGAAGCCGATATCTCAGCGCTCCAGATACTTTGTGAGCGTCTTGAACGGGCCGAGGCTATTAAGCAGCGATATATTCAAGAATGGACTGCCAGTGTTCAGAATGCTTGGTCGAACCGTGATGGCCTTAATTTATGAAGCAATCCTTTGTCCTACACGAAGACAGCCTGACTGTGCTTGACTCGCTCACCGATGAGCAAGCCGGTCAGCTTTTTAGAGCCATGCGAACTTACCATCTAACAGGAGAAATTCCAGAGGATTTGCTTTTGAAGGTGGCGCTCATGCCTTTCATAAATCAGTGGAAGCGTGACCTCATTCAGTTCGAGAAAGTCTGCGAACGTAATCGAAACAACGGTCTTAAAGGTGGAAGGCCAAAAAACCCAGTGGGTATTTTGGAAACCCAGAAAAAGCGACTCGAACCCAAAAAAGCCGAGAGGGAGAGTGATAAGGAGAATGATAATGATAAGGAGAGTGTAAGTACTAAGATCAAGCGCTCTGCGCCAGCACCCACCCTTGAGGATGTTCAATTATTTTTTAAGGAGAATGGGTACAGCGTCGAGATAGGCACCAAGGCATATCACTACTACGCCGAATCGGGATGGAGAGATTCTCGAGGAGAACCGGTGCGAGCTTGGAAACAAAAAATGCGCGGGGTTTGGTTTCGCGAGGAACACAAACAGCAAGAGGCTCGGGCTTATGATCCAAGGGCAGGTGCTGTTCCAGCAGTTTACACTTCACCTGAAAACTACCGACCCGTATGATTTCAAGAGTACCAGCACACGACATCGAGCTTGAGCAATTGATCCTTGGAGCTATTTTGCTGGACGGCAAAGCAATGGTCACGGTTGTTGCCCACTTATCGCCAGAGCGCTTTTACGACCCGAAGAACGCCACAATATTTGAGGCAATGTCGGAGCTTTATATTCAAAACGTCGCCATCGACCTGCTCACAGTTATTCAGAACATCCGGAAAAAGCGTCTTTTGGAACAGGCTGGAGGGCCGTCTTATATATCCAACCTCACCAACCGGGTGGCATCCGCAGCAAACCTCGACCAGTGGTGTTTGTTTTTGAACGAGCACTATATGAAGCGAGAATTTGCGCGTATAGGCTCACAGGTGCACGATCTAAGCTTTGACCATACTACGGACGTCTTTGAGATTTACGATCGATTTACGGGCCAAATGTCGCAGATTTTCAATAAATCGGTAAAGACTACGGTTTCACACGTAAGCGAGCTAACCGAAAAAGTAGCCGAAACGGTAATTTCACGGGAAACAACTACTACTGGTGTTAGCGGCTTGACCACAGGAATTGCCTCGGTTGACCGCTTAATTGGCGGCCATCAAAAAAGCGACCTCTTATACATGGCTGGCCGACCCGGAATGGGTAAGACTGCAATGGCCTTAAGCGAGATGCTCACAATGGCGGTTCACGGAGTACCAGTGGCGTTTTTTAGTCTTGAGATGTCCAGTTCTCAGGTTATATTTCGCCTACTTTCAATGCTCACCGGCATTGACGGTTCCAAAATAATGAAGTACAAACTCAGCACGGATGAACTTAGACTGTTCCAATCAAAAAAAGATTACCTGAACACGCTACCGATATATATCGACGACACCGCAGGGTTGTCCGTATTTGATCTACGGACCCGAGTTAAAACGATGGTGGAGAAATATTCGGTTAGTATTGTTTATGTGGACTATGTTCAGCTGCTTGGATCCGGCGCTCGAAGACCCGGTCAAAACAGAGAACAGGAGCTGAGCCTGATTAGCCGCAACCTTAAGTTAATAGCAAAGGAATGCGATGTTCCGGTGATAGCTTTAAGCCAGCTTTCTCGAGCGGTGGAGTCACGACCCGAAAAGCGACCGATGTTATCAGACCTGCGCGAATCTGGAAGCCTTGAGCAGGATGCTGATATTGTGGTTTTTCTCTACCGACCAGAATATTATGGTGTCAAGGCCGACGAAGCCGGAAACAGCGTGGAGGGTCTTGGGGAATATATAGTCGCTAAGCAGAGAAATGGATCCACAGGGATTGCCCGAATGCGCTTTTTAGCAAGCGTCATGAGATACGTAGAATTTAACAATCAAACAGAACACGAACCATTACCTTTTTAAAAATGAAAGTATATCGAAACAGCGACGGCAGCTATGACGTCATCAACTCAAAAAATGAACTTTTTCATATTGTGCACTCGGCCAAAAAGGTCGGCCATGTTACACGCGAATGGAGGCACCACCGTCGGCAGCTGACACGCATACCTCGACACGTCATGAACCTTGTCTACGTTATTGAACCATGAAGGCAAAAAAGTGCAAGGTCTGCAAGGAGTCGTTTAAGCCCACATTCAGCACGTTCCAAGTGACGTGCACAAAGGTGAGCTGCATCCTTCAGAACGCGAAAGCTACAAACGCAAAACTCAACCGGCTTAAGATTCGAGAGATGCGGGAAAAACTCAAGACCCGTCAGGACTATCTTAAGGAGCTCCAGACTGTCTTCAACTCCTACATCCGAGAGCGCGACAAGATGTACACTTGCATCAGCTGCATGAAGCCGCTGAGGGGAAAATACGATGCGGGCCACTATTTCAGCGTCGGCAGCTACCCAAACCTTCGCTTTAATGAATCCAATGTTCACGGCCAGTGCGTCGAATGCAACCAGCATAAGCACGGGAATCTGATCGAGTACGGGTCTCGCATTATTCATCGGATCGGCATGAAGGCCTACGAGGAATTGCACGAGTTAAAGCAGGGAAGACTTTCTCTTACGGTTCCAGAAATACAAGAACAGATTAAAATATACAAAGAAAAACTCAAACAATTTAAACAAAACACATGATCACAATCGACAACAAACCACACAAGCGGACGGAGTACTTCCGAGGCACTATCACGCTCGCGCTATCAGAGGAAGCTCAGCCGAGCTACTCCTTCGAACTTTTACGACACACGAACGGCAGCGTCAACTATGAGGTCAAAATTGACCCCAGTCACGAGCTGAGCGATGCCCATCGAGATATCCTCGTACGGACCATTCTGGCTAACGTATCAAAGGAACAGGTCAACTGGAAGCCACAAGAGAAGGAGGGAAAGTCATGAAAACGGTAATCATTGATAAGGAAAAAAATTGTATGGGTAAGGATGAGTTATACGCTGACTGGTATGAGTGTCCGAATTGTTCAGATATTTATAATACACGAAGAAATAAATATTGCGGGAATTGTGGTGTTCAATTTCAATGGACTGAAGGAGGTGACAAATGAAAAAGAAAACAGCAGTTGAAACAATGGCATTTTTATTAGAACTTGAAATTGGAGATTTTGTTCCGGACGAAAAATTAGAACGCATTCATAAAATAATTCGTCACGCCAAAGCATTGGAGAAGGAGCAGATAATTACAGCATATCAAAGCGATAGAACACCGTGCTCCGATGAGGATGCGGAACAATACTACAACGAAACATATGGAGGTGACAAATGAACGCGCTCTGCACTCTCGTCGTATGGGCAGGTATGCACTATGGGACTCCTCAATGGGTAGAGGATCAAATACCCGGTCAGTGGTGGTGTGCTTACGAGATCCATATAGTCAAGTATGGCACTCCGCTCAATCAAGTGCTTAAAGAGGTCGATCCGAAGACGACAGGACTCATCGGATTCAGTGCTGGAGGTCTCGACGTACTTGCCAACTATCGACAGGACTTCGCGCTTGTTGTGCTTCTCGACCCTAGCACTCGAGACAAGTATGCCAAGATAGACTTCGGGCCTAATACCCTCATGTACTACAACCCGGCGAACTGGGGAGGCACAAACCTAAGCATGTCGAGAATAGCTCAGAAGGTCTCAGCCTCCGGAGGTTACTCAGAGCTTCAAAAGAAACCGCACGCAGATATATTAAAGACATTCTTTAATACATATCGATAACACATGTTAATTTTAAATCCAATATACAAATGAAAATCACAAGCGACTCAGAAGGCGGTGTCTGCCTTCACCTCTCCGCTGATGAGGTCACAGTTATCCTCAAGGCAAGTAAACAAGCAGAGCTCTTTCCGGAGCCGAAACCAATCTCCACCGATATCTACAAGAGGTTTCGAGAGAACACAATCAAGTTTTTAGATGAACTTCGAGAAACTTATGGTAACAACTGGATCGATACCTCTGGCGAGCTTTTCAGAAATTTGCGTCATCAACATCGAATTGAGGACCCCTACCAGCTCATCTATATTCTGGAAGAGCGTGGTGGTGTAGTTGTTGAGCACGTTTCAAGACGGCACAAGCGCATCAAGTTTCAATGGTAAAAAAGGGCCTTCGGGCCCTCTTTTTTTATCCATAACTATATTTGCCGTAGTTCGGATATAACTCAAAGAACATCCTCATCATGATAGCGTCGGCATAATCTGGGGAGAGTCCGTGCTGGCGACTTATCTCTTCCTTTGATGAGACCGACAACTTGCCGTCCGCTTCCGGTCGCTTTCTCCGGATCATATCGAGCTCCTTCATAATGGTATCACGATGGCTCACGGGAAGCACAACGGCTCGAGCCTCGATCCTTTCGGCGAGTTTATAATAGCACTCAGCCTTCAAGTGAACAAAGCGCTCTGGGTGCACTGCTCTCGATCCATTCATAAACTCCCGGCAGCGGAGGACATCGCACAAGCCTCCTCCAACACCGTCCGCATCGGCCACCACATTGCGAGTCTCAACTTGATGCTTGACTTGAAGCGCTTTGATCGCTCGTACCACCTCGTCGACTCGCTGCTTACGAAGCTCATGGATTTCAATACACTGAAGCCCCCTCCAGACAGCAATGACCGTCCGGTCCTTTCCAAGTCTGGCGACGTCACAAGTCAGGTACATCTCGCCCGTCAGCTTCTCGTCCCGGAAGGCATGACTAAGGTCCTCGTAACCGAAGAGACCATCTGCACTCTCGTCATACTCCCATATACCGTATTTGAGACGCTGGCGGTCGATCTCGTGCAGGTTTTCCAAGGTCTCCATGTAGCTGGATGGGAGGTAATGGTTCTCGCTGGCCAAGGACTGTATAAACGCTCTCTTTGGATTCATGGTGCCATCCCTCCAAGGGATGTAAAACTCATGGTACAACCATCCTTTGTGGGGATTACAAGTCATCAGCATCTTTGGCCCGAGGTCGTACTCTTTCATCTTAAAACGAAAGCAAGAAGTCAATACTTCCACAGCACGACGTGAAACTTGAGCAGCCTCATCAATCCAAGCATCGGTCAATTCAAGACCCTGCAACTGTTGGAACTCAGGGTCAGATGGATAAGCGAACAGGTCCTTGAGAAGTATCTCGGACCCATTCGAAAAGGTAATCACATTTGACTGAGCGTTAAAAATGATGTCTTTATCCATACGGAGCCCATACAGCCCACAAACTTCAAAAAAGGTCTTAAGGGTCGTCTTCTTAAGCGTGTCCAGTTTACTGCGGCCAATGAGTCCTCTGGTGCCCGGATACTTCAACCGTCGCCAAATCTGCCAGACGGATCCAGTGAATGACTTTGCCCCTCCTCGACCTCCTCCAAAGAGCACCCATTCAACTGGTGAGTCGATGGTAAGCGCACTGAAGCACTCGAGCTGCTTTGGTAGAAACTCAATCTTCGACATTAGAATGGAAGGTCGTCGTCGCTTGCTTTAGGGGGTTCTGGTGTTGATGTTTGAGACTGCGCGTTGTCAAGAGTAAATACGAGAGAACTGAACTTTTTACCTTTCCCATCTTTAGTCCATCCGCTGATACGGTAGAGCTTACCATCAATAAATGCGGTGCCTCTTGAATCTGGATGCTTCGGGTCCGTCTTCTTGTCGTTCTTGAATAGCGAGCCGGTGTTCGGCTTGTGTTGGTATGTACTCATAGTTTGAAATTTTCGTCTTTTGTTAGCTCATAAAGCTCATTCATGATTGACCACATGCGTTTATTCTCTTTCACACACGGCCTAAGGGACCTGCGGGCCATAAGCACAAAGAGTTCATTCTTGAGTTCTTTTATGCGTTCGGCTTCTTGCATGCTCCATAAGTAATAAGGGTCTTCACATCGGTGTCTGTTATTTGAGCAAGTCTTTTGTA